GTTCTCCTAGGCACACCTTCACGGCTAGAAATATTTTCATATAATTATTATTATACGAATGTTCGCATAATCCTAGAAGACCCCATGACCCCCTGTAGCCTAGGCGTCCGTATATATATCTCTATTCCACTCATTGGTAGATAATTCAATCTAGTAAAACATAATACTAAACCCTAATAGCACCGTATTGATATAACTATTGACAACATGTTTTTAAAAATCATATACTTAGAAGTGGATTACTATGTCTCTCTCACTATGAATAAAGATAACGAAAGAATGAATGAGATAATCTCTACCTTAACCAAGAGGTCGGAGGAAGATAAATTAAAATACTATCAGCCTTATGAGTTTCAAAAGAGATTTCACTTCACCAGCAAAGATGCTAACCAACGATTACTTATGGCTGCTAATAGGGTAGGTAAGTCTTATGTAGGTGCTATGGAAATGGCTATACATCTAACAGGGAGTTATCCTGATTGGTGGAAGGGCAGACGGTTTGAAGAACCTATTAAGGCTTGGGTATGTGGTGCAAGTAACGAAACCACTAGAGATATCTGTCAAAAAGAATTATTCGGACAACCTGACAACCCTAGAGATAGAGGTAAAGGCTCAATCCCTAAACACCTTATTGGTGAGACCACTCGGAAACCTGGTGTGCCAAATGCTCATTCATCAGTTCTCGTAAAGCATATTTCAGGTGGGTGGTCGAGGGTAGCTTTCAAAGCCTATGAAATGGGTGCTGAAAAATTTATGGGGGAGTCCATGGATTTGATATGGCTCGATGAAGAACCACCCCAAGATATCTACTCACAATGTATTACAAGAACACTAGATAGACAAGGACAGGTCTACATGACGTTCACCCCTGAGTCAGGGATGACAGAGGTGGTGCAGAACTTTACCTCCGATTTAAAGCCCTCACAGGCTCTTATAACGGCAGGATGGGAAGATGCCAATCATCTAACCGATGATATGAAAGAACAGATTTTACAGGCTTTACCACCCCATGAAAGGGAGATGAGGTCTAAAGGAATTCCAATGATAGGAAGTGGATTGGTATTCCCAATTCAAGAAGACGTATTAAGCTGTAATCCATTCACCATCCCACCACATTACACTCGGATTGCAGCGATAGATTTTGGCTATGACCATCCAACGGCTGTGGTATGGATAGCCTGGGATAGAGATGAAGACGTTGTTTATGTTTACGATTGTTACCGAATGGCTAAACAAATACCGTCTTATCACGCAACGCATATCAATGAAAGAGAAGGGTCAGACTGGATTCCTGTTGCATTTCCACACGATGGATATCAACACGACAAAGGTTCAGGCGTTACTCTTGCAGAACAATACCGTGATAACTACGTCAATATGTTACCGTTTCATTTTGAAAACCCTCCAGCGATTGGAGAAAAAAGAGGGGGCAACTCCGTTGAAGCAGGATTGATGGAGATGTTAGATAGAATGGAACACGGAAGATTTAAAGTATTCAATACCCTTTATGACTGGTTTGAGGAGTATCGAATGTATCATCGTAAAGATGGAAAGCTGGTCAAATTAAAAGATGACTTAATGTCAGCGACAAGGTACGCTACCATGAGTCTAAGACATTCAACAACTAAAGGCTCACGTTGGCAATCTAAAGGAACACTAGCTCCTGATGTTGCTATCGTGTAAGGAGACAATAATGACTTACGCACAAAAATTTAAAAAAAGATATAAGAAGAATACATATTAAATGGCTATAAAAATGACAGAAGATGAGTTAGTAGCTCATCTTAATAATGAAATAGAATCTTCCACAGGAAACTTCAATACAGAACTATCTGCTCAAAGAGAAGAAAACATGGAGTATTACCTAGGCGAAAAGTTTGGTAATGAAATTGATGGTCGTTCTGAGATTGTTACAACGGATGTAAGAGATACTATTGAATATATTATGCCGTCATTGATGCGAATCTTTACAACGCATAACAATATTGCTGAGTTTGAACCACAAGGTCCTGAAGACGTAGAGATGGCACAACAAGCTACTGACTATGTCAATTATGTTTTTAACAAACAAAACAATGGCTTTAAAGTTTTATATGATGCCTTCAAAGATGCGTTGATATCTAAGACAGGTATCATCAAACACTTTTGGGAAGAACGAGAAGAGATTAAAACAGATACTTATGAGAATTTAACCGAGGTTGAATACCAATCTGTATTAGCAAATGATGAAATGGAGATAATTGAGCTTAGTAAAAACATACAAGAGAAAGCTCAAACAGATGATTTCGGTACATTGATTAGTCCTGAAGTAGCATCTTACGATTTGAAAGTAAAATGCACTAAAAAGTATGGGCAAGTTAAAGTAATATCTGTACCTCCTGAAGAATTTTTAGTTTCAAGACGTGCATCGTCTCTAGAAAACGCTTCATTTGTTTGTCATCGAGTAAAAAAATCAGTATCGGACTTAATTTTAGAGGGATATCCTAAATCTTTAGTAGATGATATACCGACTTATACACAGAATAACGCAGAATATAACGAAGAAAGACAAGCAAGGTACTCTTATGACGAAGATTCTACCCCAGCAGACGAAGGCAAAGGTCCGTCTAGGAAGGTTTGGATTGATGAGTGCTATAGTTACATAGATTATAACAATGACGGCATAGCCGAGCTAAGAAAGATTACTCTCGGTGGGCATACAATACTCGACAATGTTGAAATAGACTCGATACCTTTTTCAACCATCTGCCCACTACCGATTCCCCACAAGTTTCACGGTATGTCCGTGGCTGATACGGTTAAAGATATACAATTAATTAAATCAACCATTGTAAGAAACATATTAGACAATATGTATCTAACTAATAACGCAAGATACGCTGTATTAGCAGGACAAGTTGAGTTAGATGATTTACTTTCCTCAAGACCTGGTGGGATTGTGCGAATGAGAAGCCCAAATGCTGTAACACCTTTACCAACGCCACAAATGTCAGGCGATGCGTTTAGAATGGTACAGTATTTAGACCAAGTTCGTGAAGAAAGGTCAGGAGTATCTAAGATGACACAAGGATTAAACCCTGATGTTTTAAATTCACACGTAACTACAGGGGCAGTTGCAGCCGTTACAGAATCTTCTATGCAAAGAATAGAATTGATAGCAAGAATCTTTGCTGAAACTGGGATTAAAGATTTATTTAGAAACATTTACCAGTTAATCCAAAGATACGAAGATAGAAAGAAAGTATTTTATTTAAACAATAAGTTTGTTCCGATTGATGTTTCAAGATGGAGAGACAATCTTAATTGTATTATTAATGTTGGAGTAGGTTCAGGTAGTCAGCAAACTAAAATGCAGACGATGAGTGGTATTATGACCATTATACAAGGGTTAATTCAAAACGGTGGAATGAATACTATGGTAACGCCACAAAATATTTATAACGCTGTATCAGAGTTTATTACGCAATCAGGGTATAAGAATCCTGATATGTTTGTAGCAAACCCTGCTAACATGCCACCACCACAACCACCACAACCTACGGTTGAAGAAAAGATTGCTAATCAAAAAGCACAAATAGAACTAGAAAAACTTAAACTCGAAGCTGCTGAAGTAGAACTTGATACTAAGATTAAACAACAAGCACTCGAACTTAAAAAACGTCAAGCTAAAGTTGATACTATGATTAAGATGGAAGAGTTAAAACTTAAACAACAAAAACTAGAGCAAGGTGAATTTGAAATTGCAATGGATGCAGCACAATTAAAACCAGTTGCATCAGGAGATGAGTGATGGCTTTAACTAAAAAACAAAAAGATACTCTTGCTAAACACAAAAAACATCACACAGCTAAACACATGACAATGATGCGTAAACTTATGAACGAAGGAAAGTCATTTACGGCTGCACATAAAGTTGCGATGCAAAAGGTGGGAGCATGAGATATCCAAAATACAATCCTGATTACGATAAACTTGGTGCAAGAAATAAAGTAATCGGCAAAGAAATTAAAATGTTGGTCAATGGAAAAGACATTGAATATAAAAAAGCAAAACAACTTGCTCTTAATAAGTTTCCAAAAACTAGGAAGCTACCATTGGCATGAAAGATTTAAACGAGCTTAATATCGAAATAGAATTGATTAAAAAAGATATTAATGATATAAAAAACAATCACTTACATCACATCGAAAAAGATATGAGAGATGTAAAGATAGAAGTATTTAGATTTAAGTATGCAATATGGGGAGCATTATTAATTTTTATATTGGCAACAGATAATTTTAAAGAGTTATTGAGGTTACTTTAAATGGCAAAAAGCAAGAACAAACCAACCAATCCTTCTCTTTATGCTAGAGTAAAAGCAGCAGCTAAAAAAAAATTTAAAGTTTATCCATCAGCCTATGCTAACGCTTGGCTTGTAAGGGAGTACAAAAAAAGAGGTGGGGGCTATAAGAGTGGCTAAGTCTACTGGTGGTCTTACCAAATGGTTTAAAGAAAACTGGGTAGATATTTCTGCACCAAAGAAAAAAGGAAAGTTTCAAAAGTGTGGTCGCCCTAAAAAAAGTAAGCGAGGTTATCCAAAGTGTGTACCAGCTTCAAAAGCAAAAAGTATGACGGCTGCTCAAAGAAAATCAGCAGCACAAAGAAAAAGAGCAGCAGGTAACAAAGGACCTAAACCAACTTATGTTAAAACTTTTTCAAGAAAAAAAACATAATGAAAAATAGAACAACAGTATCAGCACTTACAAATACAGAATTACAACAACTAATGTTGAAATATCGCATTTCAGTAAATGAGTTACACTTGAAGACATCAATGTCTAAGAATGATATTCATGGGTATCTCAATGGACGAAAAACTATAACCACTTATGTAGTGGATAGAATCAACCAAATAGGAGAAGACAATGGCAGATAAAGACAATGCAATAAGAGAAGGACAAGAAGCAGAAAGATTGCTGAAAGACCCTTTGCTTATTAAATCTTACGAAGTTATCCAAAACGATATCTTTCAACAATGGATAAGAACAGAAATAATGGAAACTGAAAAAAGAGAATCCTTATATCATTCGCTACGAGGTGTACTTACAGCACAGAATGTACTTGTAAATACAGTTGAAAGTGGCAAAATAGTTCAAGAAGAATTAAAGGGAGGTAAATAATCATGGCAAAAGATGATATCCCTGTACAAGAATCCACCCATCGTGGTGTACCTGTAACTGATGTAGCATCAGCACAGGCAGCATTACTTCAATCTATGCAGACTCCTGAAAAGGAAAAACCTGCTGAAGAAGAAATGCAAACAGAAACAACGGAAGAAGTTTCTGCACAGGACACGGAGTCCGAATCAGTACAATCAGAAGCAGACAATCCTGATGGGTTAACTGCTGATGACCTAGTAGACCAAGACCAAGAAGTAGAAACTGAGACACCTAATGTTTATACCATCAAAGTAGATGGTAAAGATGTTGAGGTTACGCTTGAAGAACTACAGAACGGTTACAGTAGACAAGCTGATTACACAAGAAAAAGTCAAGTATTGGCAGAGCAACGTAGAAAAGCTGATGAAGAATTAGCTACGACTCAACAAGAAAGACAGCGTTACTCTCAAGCCTTAGAGCAATTAGGAGATTCAACAGATTACGAAATTTCTCAGTTCGCAAATGTTGATTGGAATAAACTCAAGGAAGATGACCCAATGGCTTATATGCAGCAAAAAGATGCTTTAAGAGATTTGCAAGATAGTAAGAGAAAACTAGCAGAAGAAAAAGCAAGGATTGCAGCAACCAATCAAAAGGAATATGAAGCCAGTCTTGTTAAAGCAAGAGAGTCTCAGATAAAAATATTGACAGAAAAATTACCTGAATGGGTAGACCCAGTTAAAGGAACTAAACTAAAAGCAGATGTAAAAAACTTTGCAATGGCTGAAGGTTTTAGTGAACAGGAAATTGATATGTTAATGGATGCTAGAAGCATTAAAGTATTAAACGATGCTAGAAAATATAACGAACTTCTTAAAAGTAAAATTTCTAAGAAGAAGCAAAAAGTAATACCCAAAATGCAAAAGCCTGGGACACCTCAAACTAAAGAAGATAATAGGTCTGATAAGATTAAAGCACAAAGAGCAAGGCTTAGAAAATCAGGACACGTCAATGATGCTAAAAGCGTTATTGAAAGTTTGTTGAAAGGATAAGCCTAATACAAAACTTTTTTAAATAGGTAATCAAAAATGGCAATTTATACACATGCGTATGAAACCTTCGACTCAAATGACAAGAGGGAAGATTTGGCAAATGTTATTTATAACATCTCGCCAACAGACACACCATTTATGTCTTCTATTGGTACAGGCAACTGTGCTGGTACACTACACGAATGGCAAACAGACTCACTAGTAGCAGCAGCAACTAACGTGGTAATGGAGGGAGACAATGCTCCTTCAAGAGCCTTGGTTGCTACTTCTAAATTACTTAACTATACTCAGATTTCTACGAAACCTGTTGTAGTTACTGGTACTCAAGAAGTTGTTTCTAAAGCTGGTGTAACATCAGAGATGGCTTATCAAATAGCTAAAGCTGGTAAAGAACTAAAACGTGATATGGAGTTCGACTTAACAGGTGTTAATGTTGCAACAGTTGGTTCATCAGGCACAGGTCGTAGACTTAGAGGATACGAAGCATGGTGTAATACTAACGACTCTCATGGAGCTGGTGGTTCTACACATGGTACAACTGGTGCAGTTACAGACGGAACTCAAAGAGTTTTAACTGAAGCACTAGTCAAATCAAGTCTTAAATCTTGTTTTGACGAAGGAGGTAATCCTGACTTAATGTTAGTTGGTTCATTCAACAAACAAAAAGTATCAGGCTTTACTGGTAACTCTACTCGTATGGACATGGCAGAAGATAGAAGTCTAG